TTTGGTGACAATGATATCGTGCTGTTTGCAAAAATGAAGTCTGCAATGTTGACTCCGCTACCCAAATTATAGAAGCTAATTGTATTACTGCTTAAATTTGCAAAATCTGTTCTGATTGCAGCATTAGCGGCCGCTACTTGTGTGTAGAAATATAAAGTTTTTGCTTGGAACGCTGATGTAGTTGTATCCAAATCAAGTTCGTTATTAGACTTGAGTGCATATCTTCCACGAAGTTTAGTTCCAGACGGGTGAAGCAAGTTAAGTAAAGTTTCTCTGTATTTCGCTATTTCTTTTTCTACAGTGATTTGATACGTAAATTGATTATGATCTTCATCTTGTAGAATACTAAATGCACTTGGCTGACCTCTAGTATCTAGGTATTGTCCTTGACTGAATGTTAATCCATTTAGGAATGAAGCATCTGCTTTTGCTGTTCCATCACCATACGTTCTAATTCCACTTGTAAATTGAGGACTTCCAGCAAAGAAATAATTTGCTGGATAATTATTATTATCAATATTTAAGACCATGTCCTGATTTGATATTTTTAATTGTAAAGCAGGATTTGGTGTTGTGCTATAATTATATACTCTAACTCTAAATTTTGATAGTTCTTCATTTAAATTAGGTTCAAGTATGCTAAAAGAATCAATACGAGCAACATAAGTTGCAACGTTTATATTAGCTCCTTGAAAAATTGTATTTCCTGTTTGAACTATTAGATTTAAATCTACATTTGAAACGATAATGTCTTGCACTCTTAAAGAAAGTGATGGTGCAGAAACATAATCTTCTCCTGGATTAATCGTATTGATTGTAGTGATTGCTCCAATACGATCAGTTGTTAATCCGAAATCAGCTCCTCTACCTAAAATACCATCAACATACAAGTTAGCACTAGTTCCTCCAGTTGATACCACGTTAAGTGTAGGTAACGCTTCAAGACTATAACCCATTCCACCATAAGGATAGTTACCGTCAGCAGAAACATAATCTACTGAAGTAATTTGTCCATTTGCAGCTACGTTGGTTACATTTGCAAATGCACCATAACCAGAACCTCCTGTAATGGTAATAACATCATTGATAACATAACCCGTGCCACCATGTGCTATTTGTATAGGACCTAATATTCCTAATGCACCTAAATTTCCAGGTGCAGAAGTATAGTTTGTTGGGTATGTTGATATAGCTGCTACACCAATTTGATTTTCTGCACTAATTCCTCCACCACCATTTAGAACAGAAACAGAACTTATAGGATAAGCTAAAAATGATACTGTGTTTGAAAATGCATTTGCTATAGTTGTATTAGCATTAGCAGTAGAATTTACGCTGATGAATGAATATACTGCGTTTCCTATAGGTACATTAGCAGAAAAAGTAATGCTAGTAGGAATAATTAAACGTACATTAGCTAAAGTTTTTTGTGCAGGATCAAATCCTGCTGGTTCTGCTGCTGCTCCTTCAGCATTTGTTAAAATGATGTCTGTATTACCATTTGCATTATAACCATATCCACCATCTAGTACACTAATTCTTTGTATTGCTCCTAGTGTTACAGAACCAACTGTTGCTGTTGCTCCGATTCCAGTATTTGAATTTAATCCACCAACAAAAACAACAGGATCTCCAACTTTATATAACTGTCCTCTAAAATTTGGATTGATTCTTATTTGACCAATTTGTCCAATGATTTTAGCACGAAGCACTTCACCATTAAACAATACTGGTTGATTGAACGCATCAACAATTTTTGCAAACTCTCCTGACTGAAAGAGTCTGGAGATATTTGATATATAAATTTCTGTTCTTGTATTTGCTAGTACAGCATTTTCAATTGTAGCGATTGTTTTTGATGTTTCACCAAATAATCTAAGATTTTTTGTGCCAAGAAAGTTTGGATCATCAGAAGCTAAACGAACACTTTTCGCAACATACCAAGCACCATCAGATGCTTTAAGAACAGAATCATATGTATTGAAATATTCAAAATCAGAATCATAGAGAACTCTGAATAGAAAACTATACGATGCTGGTGTTCCTTTTGCTTTATATAATTGACGAGCAATTTTTATTGCTTTTCTTTTGTCTATTAATGCATCTTCTGGAAAATACGGAAGAAAATCATTAACAAAATAATCAATAAATTCATTTGTCGTTTCATCAACATCTTTATAGCTCAATAGATTTTTTGAACGATCCAAAGCTTGACCGTTCTGTTCCATCCATTCATAGTATGCTTTAAGAAACTCAACAAATTTAGAATAGTCAGGATTGTCCCTGATGAACTCAGGGAGCTGCGATGGTATTAATATCGAGGTCTTTTTATCTGTTGCCATTATTATGACTTAGCTGTTAAATTTACGGTAATAGCATTTGGATCAAAAGGATCCACCGTGATTATTCTATTATATGATGATGAAATAATTGTAGAAACTGGAGTAGCACTGATGGTGAGTTGTCCTAAATCATTTGTCACACCAATAGGAGCAAATGCATTTAAATCTATTATTCCTGTTTCATAGTCAATAGTTCCTACTGTTCCTATTATAACCTTTACGCCGTTTGAGTTATAATAGTATGTTTGTAATGTACCATATCTTCCTTCAATATTTGCTACACCAACACCTAAAGCTCCTGTGGTGTCTCCTTCAGTAGGAGTTATAACTACAGTAGCACTAGTGTAATTATTTCCTTTTGCAGTTATGCGTATTGTCTTGATTGTACCGTTAGGATTAATTTCTGAAATTGCTGTTGCTCCAGAACCATCACCATTGATAGTAACTTTAGGTGCTCTTTGATAATTAATACCAGGATTTAAAATAGAGATAGATTCAACACCACCAGTAGAAGATGGAGTTTCTTCAACATAAACGTTATTCAATATGTTTGAAACATTTTCTGGATCTCTAAAATCCATTGCTGGAAAACTTGTTACCCCACTTTGGAACATTCCTTTTTGAAGTTTTGTGCCAAAAAACAATTTATAACTTGTAGGAACTGTTAGTGTAGGATAAAACTTTTTCTGAACTCTTAGCGACAACTCATTTGTTATGATAGAAGGATCTGAAGATTTAATCGCATCATTTACATCAGTAGCTAAGAATGTTGAGTTGAAAGTATCTAGTGTATCGTTGGTTACACTTACTATTGCAGTTTTTATTTTATCTTTAATTTGTGCTGCTGTTAAGTTTGTTTTTCTTGGATCATAAAGAGCATTTGCTGTTATATTTAAATAAGTATAATCTGGGTCAACCAAAACAGGATCGACAGTTAAAATAGAAATTGGCTCAATTACATCCTTTATAATTCTTTCTTTTTGCGTATCGGTAAATGTAAACGCACCGACAGGCTTAATTGACACAAATACTTGTCCATATACAGGAGGATCATTTTCTTGTCCTCCCCAAACATTAACAGCATCAAAAGCATATCCTAATTGATTCTGTTGAATTAATGTGATATAATCATTTTTTGATACTGCACGATTTTGTGCAGCGTATGACTTTGGTGCTTGAAACTTGATAGAATCAATACTTTCTTTTTCTCCACCATTTGTTGCTGGTGTAATTGAAAATATAGAAGTATTAGAAAACCCTGTGAGAGAATCAAGCAAAATGAAACTATTAGCACCAGCGGCTGCGGTTCCGTTGGTTGAAAGATAACTTAGACGAACAATATTTCCATCAATTAACTTCTTACCTATGATATTATCACCAAAGTATATTTCATAATTTCCGTTCAATCCTTCTTGTAGGAAATATACTGTGCTTGTTCCGTCTAGTAATAATACATCACTTGCCTGCGTATATATTGTGCTAAATGAGTTTGTTCCGGAATCTTCTACTGTAACTTTTAATGTTGTTGTATCTATCGTTTCATCTGGAATTTCAAATAGCAATTCAGGATTTGATGTGGTGTCAACAACAAAAGAATAGTCTACAGGAGTTCCTTGTTTTAATGTCACATCAGTAAAGTTTGCTTCACCTGAAACAACCGAAACTGTATATGAATCATCATTTACAAAAATATAGTTGACACCATCAATTGCTTCTGAGATAAACTGCGTAAACTTTGGAAGAGTCAATAAACTTGTCGTAACACCATACGATGTCAAATTGATAGTTGCGGCTGGTGCAATCGTAGATTTTGGGGTGTAATTCAGAACTTTTGCTTGTGATACAACAGAACTTCTCTGTAGTGCAGTATCAAGAAACATTTCGTTTCCTACCATATTCAGATAGTATGCATTATATTGTGTATTGTACGCAAGAATATCTAATAGAACAGAAAGACCCGAACCTGAAAAGTTATAGTCTTTAAATGTATCTTGACTCTTTAAGAAAGTAATTAAACTTGATTTAATATCTGCAAAATCTAAATCTGCAAATTGTATACTTGAGTTGGCTGTTGCCATTATCTTGACCTCTCAAGAAGTAGATTAATAGATGACGGTAATGTGTTATTTCCAACAAAGAATTGTAGTTCAACAAAAAATGCATTCTGATCATCTAACGACAACACATTAACATCAATTAAATTGACTCTTGGTTCATAATTTAAAATGGTATTTTTTATTTCTGTTTCTAGTGCCGAAGCTGTTATTACTGTTGTTGGCTCAAACAAATAACCATTAACATTTGAGCCTAAATCTGGCTGAAATGGTCTTTCATAAAAGTTTGTTAACAGTAGATTTCGGACTGAACGAATCACTGCGGTGTCATCATAACTCAAAGAAACGTCTTTGGTTATAGGATTCATTGCAAATGTTAAATCCAAATCTGAATATATTTTTTGTAGTGTGGTAGCCATCTTCTATTTATTATAGTTATTGTGCAGGTGGACCGCTGTTTCCTATTCCTCCACCGTTTATATGAACATGATTCTGTAAACTTACTGGTCCGGCAGTAACATCTCCACCATAATCTCCATAACCATCTACAATAACATTTCTGTGTCCAACAAAGTCAAGTTCTGCTTGAATATTTTTATCGGATGAAATATTACCTTGGTTAATGATATTCCCCGTAGAAGCAAAATCTCCTACTTGATTGATAGGACCAACAAAATTAAATGAATCTGCTATGGCACTAAACGTACCATCAACTTTCATGGCAAAATTACCTTTGACCTCCAATTCTACAGAACCGTCTACTTGTGCTTTCACGTTTCCTTTAATGTATAATTTTAGACTTCCTTGAGTAGATTTTTGTTCATTACCCATAATATACACCTGATTATCTTTTACAATAATCTGTACATTATCATTGAAAATTTTCTCAACTTTTGATCCATCTGGATGAATTTCTGAGAATGTTCCTGATCTATGCGTTATTGCTACTCTTTCAGCACCTGGTGTATCATCTAGTTCAATAGAGTGACCAGATTCGGATGTTATAGAATGATTATATGGATACTTTGAATCATAAGGAGTTTTTGGTTCACCATACGAATTGTTTGGGTTTACCACGGCCTCAAGCTGATCGCCTTTTTGCTCATACTTTGGTTTATTTTGTTGAATTTCACCAAGTGCTTTTGTTTGTGCAACAGATTGATCTATTGCTTTTTCCAAATCTGCTTCTGTCGCCATTTTATGATCCTTGTGTTTTTAATTCATTACGTTTAATAGTATACAATTTTTGTAACTCTGATTGAGTTCCTAACAGACCATCTGCTTTTTTTTCTAAATCTTTTGTGGGAGAAATATCTTTCCCAGCTTGAGTCAATGCTTCTTCAACTTGATCAATTTTCTTTGCAATTATTTTTAAACTTCTTTCATAATAAAGATTGAAGTTAAGTAAATCTACATTTGTATTCATGTTGTTTACGAGTCTATAGCAGTTTGATGCTACTTTATCGATATATTCACTAGTTAGCATGATCATATTCTCTGTAGACTTTTCTAGTGTGCTTCCTACTTTTTCCAATGGAACTTCATTAGGAATTTTATTGGGGGCATAAACATTGACTGCTGTTCCTGGTGCGACTGCACCCAAGTTTGCCTTTGGTGTGGCACTTACAGTTTTTGGTGGATCTTCTGGTGGTCTTGGATATCCTGCTGCATCTAGACTTGATAATTTTCTTCTCAATCTTTCACGATTAGTTCTATCCCAAACAACAGGATCTTTACCGGCGTATATTAAATTTTCATCTTTAGTATTTTTATACAAACTTCGTTCAAATGATATTCCAGTTTCAGTAAGTGCTGCTTTATCACCTACATCTAATATGACAGGTGTTTGTGTTGTCAATTTTCCAGGACTTAAGTTTGACATTTTATTGGAAATATTTCCTGCTATCTTACTTGCTTTATCTCCTAAAGAATCTAAAGATTCATTCAATGATGCTGCTGCTTTTTTCTGTGCTTCTTGTGATGCCTTCAAAGCATCTTTAAGTTGTCTATCAACATCTTGTTGTGCTAGTTTTTGTTTAGCCTCTTGAATTTTTTTCTGTGCTGCGGAATCACCCCCAACAAGTCCAGCCCCTAAGTCGAGACTTTGGCCTAATAACTTTGATAGACCACCAGGTGGAACTTGTATTGAGTTTGCTAAAGAATTTGCATTTGGCACTAAGCTCTTTAAGTCTTGAGTAAGACCTTGTGTAACAGCAGCCGCACCTTGTGCTGCACCAGCAATGGCTGTATTGACACTTTTTGCATCTGGTCCAGATATACCTTCAGTAGAATCTAAGTATCTTGATGCAATAGAAGGTGGAGGATTTTTTGGATCATTAATCGCTAAAAGATTTGTATTTGGATATCCAACTGTAAGAGGATTGGGGTTTCTTACTGCTGGTTGATTTTTTACAACAGTTCCTGACCCATCACTTAATGTTGAAACTATGGGAGTGTTAGGAGCAGTTAGTAACTCTGCTGATGTTCTTGGATCCGAAAAACCTTTTTGTGGATTATTCACATAAGGTGTGGGAATACCCGGCAACACACCAAAGTATACGGGTGCTTGACCTAAAGGACCATCAAAGAAAAATCCTATAACCCAGTCACCTTCAATCGGAGTTGTAAATGTTTTTGAATTATTTACAGGAAGAACTGGCTGGGCCCAAGGTAAATCTGATGTAGGTATTAAATTCTTATCATCTGTGTGCCAACCAAACACTCTAATTTGACAACGACCAACATTTAATGGATCTTTTCTATTTTCAACAACACCTATCCACCAAACAAATCCATTCATTCCTGTAAAGACAGTTGTTTGATCCATTATTTTTTCACTCCTGCTACTGTATTTTTAATTATAGGTCTTTCATTATCAACTTGTAGATATGCTTGAGGTAAACTATCTTTTACAACTTCAATGATTGTATTATATGCAGCAGTTTGAATAATGTGTCTTACCGCAGTCACTAGATATTTTCCAGAATAATATGGGTCTAATTGTTTTGGATCATTAGTAGAAGCAGGGTCTTGTGATAACAAATCAAAATTGATTGTCGAACCTACAGTCACATTAGGATCTCCAGCAATATACAATTTTGCTCTGGTGTAATTAGCAAGACTTATCTGAGATTTTCTTTGTGAGAAGAATGTCTCAACGAATATATCTTTTGTAACAGAACCTGGTCTAGCTTTGATATAATCTACTTTTTCCCAACCACTGTTTGTTCCTGCTAATTTGAAACAAGCTTGTGGTGTTTCATATAAAGCACTACCAAATCTATTTTTTAGATTATTGACAACAGGGTTTTTATTTAAAGATTTTGATTTTTCACGATACTTAAGATAATTGAAATCTGTTACTTTATAATTACGAAGAAGTGGATCTATTGTAAGTAATCTGTTTGCAAAGGTACCAGAAGAAATTCCTTCAATTACGTTAAATGAATTCAATATTTCATATCCAAGAACATTGAATATTTCTTGATTGATGTTTTTATCATAGTTTTCCATACTAATATTCTTTGGACGATATTCGTATGTATGATAAGGATCTTTTTGAAACAAAGATTGTAATGATGCGAAATTATATCCTTTTGCATTTTCAAAGAAAAGCATATCTGCACCAATTTGCTTTGATGCTTGAGCATACAAAGAAACCATATTGATAGCTTCAAATGGTTTTAAATTTGGAACTATGATGCTATAGACACCTTTTGTCTGTTCTATGTTTCTAGCATCATATTTGTTCTCTGGTACTCTTAAATAGGTAAGAAGAACATCATTTACAATTTGAGATATACTCTTACCGTTATATGATTTGCTTATCTTGTATTGTTCAGACAAAACTAATTCATCAGAACAAAAATGTATTACATAGTTTTCTGTATCAAATCCTGTAGTTTTCTGTCTATTGCTTATACTGTATATTCTGAATATCTTATCGATTCTTATATTAGGATTTTCGTCTTTACCAAAAGCCATGCGGATATATTCATTTCCATGCATACCCATCTTTTCAATCACACCTTGAGCATCACTTATTAAAATTTGACCAGATACAGAGTTACTGTAGATATCTTCAAAATAAGATAGTTCTACTAACATTGGTTTCAAGTCTAATGTAATAAATTGGCCAGACAAAACATTTAAAGCTATCAGATTATAATCTTTTGCATTTCTGATACCACTTTTTGTACTGTCTGAGGAGTAATCTCTATTTACTCCAACTGTAGTATTGTCTACTAATGTTGTTGTCATATTATGTGCTCAATAATGATTTTAATCTTTCTTCCATTGGGCCAGCATATAGTCTATTAACAATATTCACTTCTCTTTTTGCTTCATTTGTTTGTAGTTCATAATCGTAAATGTCTTGTGCCTCTCTTGTCTCAGTCACAGTAACATAACTGAATTCATCAAAATATTTTGTAGTTACTAGATTGACAGGAAGATTAGCATATGTTTGTGCATCTACGTTATACTTCATCGTAGTTTCTGTTTGTGTACCAGAATCATATGTATGCACAACTTTTTTATAATATTTGACAGTTGACTTTGTATATGCAATAACTGTTTGATTATTGGAGTTTGCAGCATCATAATATTTGTTTTGAAGATATGCATCAAAATTTAAATTTGATAGAGCAAGATCCCATTGAGGATCCATTACGTTATTTCCATACAAAAATATCCAATATCTGTATGGATTATCATAATATTTTGATCCTATGATTTCTGGTGTATCACCATCCTGCATAGTGTACTTATAGTAAAGAGCAGGATTCTTTAATAAACTTGGAACTAAATTTACTCTAGCTAAAAGATTTGTTGATAGATTAACATTTCCTTTACCATCTGAAGTAATAAGTTTTGGAAAATTACTGAAATATTTCATTGCTTTATCTCATTTGGTCTATTGAAGTGTTCATTCTAGTTCTATCAAGAATATCCATTTCTTTGAATGACAGAGTTAGTCTTGTTTGAACTGGTGCACCACCAGAATACGCTGCCCATCCGTTTGGTGCATAATCTACTGAGATATCTTCTAATACGCAATCACCAACTTTGTATAGTCTGTCATTTTCAACACCAGTAGATGCAGCACCAAATCTCTTAGCTAATGAAGTTCCTAATGGAACTCCAGGAATAATACTATTCCCCGCCTTTTGTAACATATTCGTTAAGCTAGAAAATTGTCCAGTTTCAGCCACCTTAAAACTCAGATTGAATATTGACGGTGGAATAAAATACATACCGTTCGTTTCTGTTTGAACCGTTGGTGCTGCTGCATAAATGAAAGAGTTTATAATTGCAGAAACTTGATCTGATTCCTCTTTTGTGCTAGGAGTGAAAAGAAACTCCATGCTAAATGTTCTAAATCCCACACCTTTATAAACTAATTGAAGCTGAGGATTGATTGCTAATCCCATTGCTCTTAATCCAAGAGTGGTTGTTTGCATTCCTGTAGTTGCATCTACTGCTCTGAGTGCTGCTTCAGCACCATAAGCATTAACATTTTTAGCTATACTATTTTTAAGATTATCTCCACCAACACCACCTTTTTGTAAATCTTCCGCTAAAGAACCAATGGCTCCAGCAACTCTATTCATACTATTAGTTGCATCCATAATAGACAATTCACTATATTCAGCATGATAGTTCATTGATAAAGTATCGGGCATATACAATGATATTGTTGTTGCTACTTGCTTTCTGTCTGGTTTTAAGTAAGATTGTAGGTTTTGTGCTACATCAGCACTTTTTGCGGCTACCGCTTGAGCCTTTCCACCAACTTCTGCTCTTTTTGTTTGGCTTATTGAATCTATAGTACCTAAAACGTCAAACTGTTTAGGAATTATGTTAAATATGGTGAATTGCACCATGTGCATTCTTGAAGGTTCATTACCTAAACTTGCAGGGTATTTGTAATTAAAAGGAACATTTTTATTACCAAAAAGTCTGTCTAGAGGTCCTTTGAGAACTCCAGTTAACCCACCTGTGGATATTCCACCAATTTGATTTAAGAGAGCCATGGGTGTTAAATAGATAAGAGATTAATGAAAGTATTTATATGGCATACTCTGGACGATTTAATCCCACAAACCCACAAAAATACATGGGAGATTATAAAAATATCATCTATAGGTCATCATGGGAGTGTAGAGTGATGAACTGGCTTGATAAGAATGATGATATTCTACAATGGGGTTCAGAAGAACTCATTATACCATACAAATCGCCGGTAGACGGTAGGTTTCATCGTTACTTTCCCGACTTTCTAGTGAGAGTCAAAACCAAAGACGGAAAAACAAAGACTATGATTATAGAAGTGAAGCCCGACAGAGAGACTAAAGAACCCAAACCTAGAAAGCGACTCACCAAGCAGTATTTACAAGAGGTGACAACTTACGGTATCAATCAAGCAAAGTGGAAAGCAGCACAAGAGTATTGCTTAGATAGAGGTTGGGAGTTCAAAGTAATCACAGAAAAACATCTTGGCATCTAACATAAATATTCAATGGAATCTAAACTCACTCAATTAGCACAAGAACGATCAATGCTTGACTATGAAATATTGTCAAGGCAAAGTGTTCGTTGGTTTCAGGAACAAGTAAGGAATCTTCGTAATCCTTCACGAATGTCCAGAGACATAATTCGTGAGCAACAAAGAAAACAATCAAGGGTCATACTAGGAAACTTATACTTCTTTGCTTATGATCCAAAATATGCTGATGTTTTACCTTATTATGATATATTTCCATTAGTGTTGGTATTGAAAAAGATGCCAGAAGGCTTCTTAGGAATCAACTTTCATTATTTGCCACCTATGGTTCGTGGTATGCTAATGGATGCATTAATGCCACTTGCCATTACCGACGATGACGGAGAGGGCATAGAAAGGGTCAGAATTACAAACAAGACCTACGATATGCTGGCCTCATCCAGACGCTTCAGAGCCTTTCTACCCTGTCTGAAGCACTATCTTTATGAGCATATGGCCACACGACCTCTGAAAGTATTTCCTAAAGAGTGGGAATCTGCATTGTTCTTGCCAGTGGAAAGATTCCAAAAGCAAAACAAGGGTTCTGTATTTAAAGAATCTATGAGAAAAATAAGGAAAAAATAAATGCCATCATTAAACGAATTTAAGGCAAGTT